ATTATGTCTGATGCTATAAGTTATACAGGAGCTAACGATCAACCAAGTTTTTTAAATTACATGAAAAAAGTTGAAAATTCTTCTATTATTAATAAAACACCAAAATCATTTAGACATTCATCACCAGAAGGTGGTTTAGATACAGTAGGTTTTGGACATAAACTTACAGTTGAAGAACAAAAAACAAATACTATTTATGGTTATAATATAGATAATTTAACAATAGAACAGGTCAACGATATTTTCCAACAAGATATTAATAAAGCTGAACAAGTTTTAATTAAAACTTATGGAGACAAGTATAATAATTTAGATGATAGAAGAAAACAAATGTTAATTGATATGCAATTTAATGTAAAAAATTTTCAAAAATCTAATGTTTTTCCAAACTTTAAAAAAGCATTATTTGCTGGTGATGAAGAAGGAATGAAAAAAGAATATAAAAGGTTTTTTAAATCTAATGGTCAAACTAAATCATTAGCTAGAAATAAAGATTTTGCAGATTACTTTTTTAATTAGGATAAAATAATATGATCAACCTTGGATTAGGTACATTTAAAAAATCAAAAGAAGAAATAGGTTCTTTATATACTCAAACTAGAACTAGCTTTTTAGATGCTGCTCACTCTAACTTTATGAACACATGGAATTTAAATCCATTCTCTTCTTCGTTAAGAGCTTACGATCAAATGAAAGCCTATCAATCAAGTAGCACTTATTTAAACAAAGATGAGTTAAACAAAGAATATGCTGGATTAGGTTTAAATTTTACAGAAGATACAAGAGAAGGTGTTGTTGATTATATTGTTGAAAGAAAAAAATTAGAAAATTCAAGAGCAAGTATTTTAGCTAGAGGACCACAAAACAAAATGGCAAAAGGTTTTTTCTTTTTAGAATCTCTTGGCACAAGTTTTTTAGACCCTATTAATATTGGTGCATCTTTTGTGCCTGTTGTGGGTCAAGCTAGATTTGCTTCTATGGTTGCTCGTTCTGGTAAAAATATTGCTAGAATGAAAAAAGGTTTTAGAGAAGGTTTGGTTGGTAACACACTTGTTGAACCTATTGTGTATGGTGTGGCAAAATCAGAACAAGCTGATTATAATGCTTATGATGCTATTGCTAACATAGCACTTGGTGGTTTTATTGGTTCTGCGGCTCATGTTGGTTTTGGTAGACTAGGAGATTTTCTTGCAGAAAAAAGAGGTAAACCAAATATTTATCAAAGATTAGCGGCAATCTCTCCAGAAAATCAAAGACAATTATTAGATTATTCTGTTGGCAGAGTTTTAAAAGGAGAACCCGTAAATACTGGTAATATTATATCTGAAAGAACAAGTGTTGGAGATGCACAATTAAATAAATTAGATGATCAAATTAAAGAGTTTAATACTCTTTATAATAATTCTTTAAAAAATGGAGATAGATCATCAGCTACAGTTTATTTAAAAAATATGAGAAATTTACAAAAAAGACAAAGAGATATAGTGGATGCTAAAAGAGCAGAAAATGACCGAATAAAAATACAAGAACAATCTAACATGAACAACCGAAATTCAAAACCATTAACAGAACAACAAAAAATAATAGCACAAAAAAATCAATCAGAGTTAGAATTAGAAGCAGAAAATATGCAACAAAGAACTGCGTTTCATCAAAAACAATTAAACATTAAAGATGAAGAGTTAACTGGAACTATGATTCAAGAAAGAGCTGATATTAAAAAAATTGATAGTTCTATAAAAAATAAAACTCAAATTAGACAAGCTATAGAAGCTGCAACTAATTGTACAAAAAGGAATAGTTAATGGCAACAGTAAAATCATTATCAAAGTGTTTTCAAGAAGTTAAAAGATTAACTGGAGACTTGTTATCTGATGATCAAATTAATGTCATTTTAGATGAAGCTAAAATTAAAATTAATGAAAATAAATTTAAAGGAGCAGATACCAAATCAGAAAAAATTTTATCACAAGAAATTATAGATAAATTTGAATATGAACAAGTTTTAAAAAAAAGAAATTTAGCAGAAAATAATATGAAGGCATTAGAAAATTATGAAAAAATAATAGATGCTGTAGATACATCTAATGGAAAAATTAATCCCATACAGGCAGTAAGAGGTTATTTAGTAGGTATGCAAAAATTTTCTAAAATTACTAGAAATTCTATTGGTATAAAACAGGCTTCATTAGAAAATGTTGAAATTACAAAACTCGTTAATGATATTCGAAATATAAATAAAGATGCTTGGGATGATTTTAGTTCTGGTCGAATGGATTTAGAAATTATGAGAGAAATGATTGGTGAACCTACAGGTATTAAAAATGCAAAAGAAATTGCCAGAGTTTTAAAGGCATCTCAAAATAGTTGGAGATTAAGATTAAATGATTTAGGAGCTAATATAGGTTTGTTAGACGATTGGATTACTCGAACAACACATGATACAGATAAAATGGCTAATGCTAGTAAAGATTCAAGGTTACTTGCAGATAATAGATTAGCTTGGGTAGAATATATACAAACAAAATTAAATTTAAAAAGAACTTTCTCTGATGTAAATGATCCAGTAGAGATTAATAAAATTTTAAGTAGTATTTATGATAGTTTAATGACAGGAGATCATTTAAAATATGGTGGTACAAATAGTATTTATGGCACAAGAAATGTAACTAATCGTTTAAACTCATCAAGAGTTTTACATTTTAAAAGTTTAGAAGCTAGACAAGAATACAATATTAAATTTGGAGAACCATCTCTACAAACAAGTGTTTTTAATGTTTTAACAAGTAGTGCAAAAAATATTGTTATTATGCAAGAGTTGGGAACAAACCCTCAAGATACATTTAATAAAATTTTAGCTTTATTAAAAAAAAGATATAAAAATTCAGANTATACAGTTGTTAGAGATTTAAATTTTGAAAATTTTAGAGGAGAGTTTGCACAAATTGATGGAAGTGCTAATGCTATTGGCGGTCAAACTTTAGCAAAAATAGGTATGGTTGTAAGAAGTACGGGAGACATGGCTAGATTAGGTGGAACTGTTATAACATCTTTTGCAGATTTAGCACCTTATATGGCATCTAGTAATTTTCAAGGAAGAGGATTATTAACTGGTTTAGGTGAAGCACTTAATGGATTAGCTGGTGGAAGCAATAGAGCTGCTATGGAAGCATTAGAAGTTGTTAGTAATTCTGTTGTGGTTGCAAATAGAGGTAATGTATTTGGAGATGGTGCAGATTCTTTTGGTGCAATGGGTAATTTAAGAAATAAATTTTTTAAATGGAATGGTTTAAATGGTTGGATTGCAAGTTTAAAAAGTTCTATGGCACTTGGTGTGTCAAGATTTTATGGAGCATTAATAGATACTAAATTTTTTGATTTACAAAAGAGAGAAAGAAATTTTTTAACACTTTACGGAATAGATGAAGGCAAATGGGATATGTTGCGTTCTATTAAAACTTTAGCTGCTGATGATAAAAGATATATAACTGCTGAAGGAGCAAAAGATATTCCTGATAGTGTTGTTAATAAATATGTGGGTAGAAAATTAAGTGCAAGAGAATTAAGAAATTTTAAAAATGATTTAGAACTTACTTGGAGAAATGTTTTAAATGACCAAGGTACACATGGAACACCAGAACCCGATACACAAATTAGAGCTATAACAAATATGGGGACAATTAAAGGAACTGCTATGGGTGAAGTTAATAGATTTGTAATGCAGTATAAAAACTTTGCGGTTTCTTTGTATAAAAAAATTTTAAGAAGAGAAATGGATTCTTATGGACCAGATGAAAGTAAATTAATAGGTGCTACAATGATAGCTTCTACATTAATGTTAGGAACTATTTTTGGTTATATAGTTTTATCTGTTAAAGATATGTTGTCTGGCAGATCACCAAGAGACCCAAAAAAAATATCAGTTTTAATGCAAGCATTTGTGCAAGGTGGTGGCGGTGGTATTTATGGAGACTTTTTAATGAGTGAAGTTCAAAATCAATATGGTAATGGAGTTTTTGAAACTGCACTTGGACCGACAGCTTCTGATATTAAAAAATTTATAGACATGGTAAAAACTATGAACGAACCAAAAAAAGCAGGTAAAAAATTTTTACAACTAGCAGAAGGTCATACACCATTTATAAATTTGTATTACACTAAAGCAGCTTACGATTACCTTATAGGTTATCAGATTAAAGAGTATTTAGACCCCGGATTCTTTAATCGTATGAAAGAAAGAAATGAAAAAAATAGAGGTCAAACTTATTATTTTAAACCGTAGACAAAAGGCATATAATTCAATATAGAGAAACACTATGACAGTATCAAGCACAACAGTAAAAAATAGTTATTCGGGGGATGGTAGTCAAACTACTTTTGTTTATGGCTATAAGATATTTGCTGATTCAGATATTAAAGTTATCATACGATCTGCAACAGGAACAGAAACAGTTAAAACAATAACAACTCATTACACAGTAACAGGAG